AGTATCAGGCTGCCCTGCAGATGTCTCAGCAGGCACCTCAGCTATACGACATGGGCAAGCTGCACCGGAACATGCTCGAGGTCCTTGGCATTCAGGACGCCGCCGACATCATCAAGCTGCCCGGTGACATCAAGCCGAAGGACCCCGTCAGCGAGAACATGGCTATGCTGAAGCAGGAGCCTGTAAAGGCCTTCCTGTATCAGGATCACGAAGCACACATCCAGACCCACATGGCCGCGATGCAGGACCCGAAAATCCAGCAGCTGGTAGGGCAGTCGCCATTTGCCTCGGCCATCCAGTCGGCAATGGCAGCGCACGTCACTGAGCACGTCGCCATGCAGTACCGCAAGGAGATCGAGAAGCGTCTCGGTGTCGAGCTGCCGCCTGAGGATGCACCGCTGCCGGAGGACGTTGAGGTTGAGCTATCTCGCCTTGTCGCCATGGCGGGCCAAAAGCTGACGCAGGAGAATCAAGCTGCGGCGCAGCAGGCTGAGGCCGAGAAGCAGGCGCAGGACCCGCTGACGCAGATGCAGCAGAAGGAACTGCAGATCAAGGAGGCCGAGGTCATGGGTCGTCTTGAGATCGAGCGTGAGCGTCTCGACCTTGATCGGGCCAAGTCTGAGGGCAACATCGACGTCCAGCGTGAGCGCATCCGCTCCGAAGACCGCAGGGAGGGTGCCCGCATTGGCGTCCGCGTTGCGTCTCAGATTGAGGATGCCAAGCACAAGGACAAGACCGAGGGTGTTCGCCTTGGCATCGATATCGCCAAGGAGCTCTCTAAGGGCGGAGGTCAGTGATGGACATCGACCTCATCCCCACGCTCCTCTTGGGCATCGATGAGAAGAAACGTTCAATTGAACTTTTCTTGGCAAGCGGTGGAGCCAAGTCCTACGAGGACTACTGCCGTGCTGTCGGTGAGTATTCCTGCCTCCAGAAGGTGGAGCAGGACATAAAAGACATCGAGCAAAGGTTTATTGAAAGTTAAACCTCGATGATCTAGGGTGGCGGCGTCGGGCTAGAGCAACAGGCTACGGTGGGGCTAAAACCACTGCTGGAGAAGAGATGTATACCGACAAAACCATAGGGGGCGATGACGTTCTCGCCAAGCTCCCAGAACCTAAGGGTTACCGCATCCTCATTGCGATCCCTGAGGTAAGCCAAAAAACAGAGGGCGGGGTGTTCATCCCTGATCAACTGAGGAACGCCGAGGAGACGGCGTCTCTCGTGGGCTACGTCATCAAGGTTGGCAGCGAAGCATATGCCGACCCCGTGCGCTTCCCCACTGGCCCTTGGTGCAAAGAGGGCGACTTCGTCATCTTCCGCTCTTACTCAGGCACACGCTTCAAGGTGCATGGCAAGGAGTTCCGACTCATCAATGATGACACCGTAGAGGCTGTCGTCGAAGACCCACGGGGGTACAGCCGCGCATGAGCACTCAACCCAACCAGATCGAAGACGAAGACGAGTTCGAGCTCGAGATCATCGATGACACCCCGGAGCCTGATCGCGACAAAGCCCGCAGGCCTGACGGCGCAGAGCCTGAGCTCCCAGAGGAAGACGAGATCGCCTCGTACTCCGAGTCCGTACAGAAGCGCATCAAGAAGCTGAAGTACGAGTTCCACGAGGAGCGCCGCTCCAAGGAGGAGGCAGCGCGTCTGCGCGATGAGGCCATCTCCTTCGCTCAGCGTGAGCACGAGGAGAAGCTCCGCCTCCAGCGCATGCTGGAAGAGGGCGAGGGTGTGCTGGTCAATCAGGCACGTCAGCGCCTGACCATGCAGCTCGAGAAGGTAAAGTCTGAGTTCAAGGCCGCATACGAGATGGGCGATGCCGACGCTATGGCGGATGCTCAGTCGAAGATGAGCGAGCTCAAGAACGAGGAGTATCGCCTCAGCTCCTACAAGCCGCCATCCCGGCAGCCACAGCAGCAGGCTCCTGCACCTCAGCCGCAGAAGCCGTCAGTGCCACCTCCGACCCCACGCGCTCAGGACTGGGCCAAGCGGAACGAGTGGTTCATGCGTAATGGGGATGAGGACATCACTGCCCTCGCCATTGGTACGCATGAGAAGCTGGTTCGCTCAGGAGTTGCGCCAGATACGGATCAGTATTATGCTCAGATCGATAGTGCGGTTCGCCGTGCTTTCCCGGAACGGTTTGCCGATGCCTCCGAAGAGGTGAAACCACAGCGACGGCAAGCTGGCAACGTGGTGGCCCCGGCTGGACGTGCGTCCGGTCAAACACCGCGCAAAGTGGTTCTCACCTCCTCTCAGGTCGCTCTCGCCAAGCGCCTTGGGTTGTCCAACCAGCAGTACGCGGCGCAACTCATGAAGGATGCATCCAATGTCTGACCGTACCCCCAGAACGCTCACAACTCGTGAAGGCGGAGAACGTCGCAAAGGATGGCAACGTCAGTCTCTTCTCCCTACCCCCGAACCCCGTGACGGACTCAAGTTCCGTTGGGTCCGCACCTCAACGTTGGGTAACGAAGACAACAAGAACGTATCTAGCCGGTTTCGACAGGGCTATGTTCCGTGCTTGGCAAAGGACTTCCCCGAGCTGCACATCATGTCGGACCACAACTCTCGGTTCCCTGAGAACCTAGAAATTGGCGGTCAGCTCCTGTGCAGCATCCCCGTAGAGCTCGCTGATGAGCGCATCACAGGACAGCTGGAGCAAGCGCAAGCCCAGATGGACGCAGTTGATCGCAGCTACCTCCGCGAGAGCGATCCCCGAATGCCCGTGCTTCGGCCCGAGCGTTCTACAAAAACCACGTTCGGACGGGGTTGAACCCCTCCGACCACTGAAGGAGAGAACCAATGGGTTCCGTAAATGCACCCTTCGGTCTGCGTGTGACTGGCCGTCTCGACAATGGCTCGCTGGAGGTTTTCCGCCAGTACCCCATCGCGTCGGGCCTCGCCGTCAACATCGCCGCTGGCGACATCGTCAACCTCGTTGACAATGGCACCTCGACGACGATCACCAAGCAGACCGGTACCGGCGACACCTCGACTGACATCGCCATGCTCGGCGTGTTCGTCGGCTGCTCGTACACCGATCCCTCGACTGGGCAGATCACGTTCAGCAACATGTGGCCGACTGGCACCGTTGCTTCGGACGCGCTCGCGTTCGTCGTGGATGACCCGCAGGCCCTGTACGTTGTGCAGGCAGACGAGGCCATCACCAACTCGCTGGACATCTACGGCAAGAACGCCGCGATTGTTCAGGGCGCGGTGAACACCACGTTCAAAGCCTCGCGTGTCGCGCTCGACGCGTCCACCATCGGCACCGATGCCAACCTCCCGCTGCGAATCATCGACTACGTCGGTGGCCCCCGTGGCGACGAGACGGGCACCTCGTTCCCGCTGCTGGTCGTGAAACTCAACTACACGCAGCTGACCGCTGCGGTTGGCGTCTAAGGAGGGCTGACCAATGGCTATTTCACGCGCACAGGCCCTTAAAGAACTGCTTCCGGGCCTCAACGCCCTGTTCGGTCTTGAGTACGCCAAGTACGAAAACGAGCATGCCGAGATTTACGAGACTGAGACTTCGGAGCGTAGCTTCGAAGAGGAAGTGAAGTTGTCCGGCTTTGGCGCAGCTCCGGTCAAGCCGGAAGGCGCTGCCATCTCGTATGACAACGCACAGGAATCGTTCACCGCTCGTTACAATCACGAGACGGTGGCCATGGGCTTCTCGATCACCGAGGAAGCCATGGAGGACAACCTGTACGACTCGCTGTCGGCCCGCTACACCAAGGCGCTCGCTCGCGCCATGGCGTACACCAAGCAGGTCAAGGCTGCTTCGCTGCTGAACACCGGCTTCACCACGTTCCAATCGGGCGACGGTGTGACCCTGTTCAACACCGCCCACCCGACCGTTGCTGGTGGCACCAACTCGAACCGCCCTGCGGTCGATGTTGACCTGAACGAGACCGCCCTCGAGCAGGCCGTTATCGACATCGCTGCGTTCAAGGACGAACGTGGCCTGTTGATCGCAGCTCGCCCGCGCAAGCTGATCGTTCCGCCGGGTCTGATGTTCGTGGCTACTCGCTTGCTGGAAACCGAGCTCCGCGTCGGCACCGCTGACAACGACCTCAACGCCATCAAGTCGAACGGCTCGATCCCGCAAGGCTACCGTGTGAACCACTACCTCACGGACGCCGACTCGTGGTACATCACCACTGACATCCCGAACGGTCTGAAGCACTTCGTCCGTACCGCGATGACCCAGTCGATGGACGGCGATTTCGACACCGGCAACGTCCGCTACAAGGCCCGCGAGCGCTACTCGTTCGGCGTGTCGGACCCGCTGGGCATGTACGCCTGCCCGGGCGCATAATCCCCTACATGCCCCCCGGGTATGTAGTGAAAGGTCCACTTCGGTGGGCCTTTCTTTTTTACTCTACGACGTGTACACTCCACGCAGGGTAACATCAGCCACGCAGACAGGACGCCCGACCTGACGATGCACAGACTGCGCGGCGAATCCTTGTGCAAGGGGTACCACCATGGCCAATACCACATTCAGCGGTCCCGTCCGTTCGCAAAACGGCTTTCAGACCATCTCCGTTAGCCCCACCACCGGGGTCGAAACCCTCACCGGCTCGTTCGGCTTCGGCATCGCAAACCCTGCAGGCGCTGGCATCACCGGTGGTACGGGCACCGTCTACGAGACCTCCGTTGCCCGCAACAACGGCATCGTGACCACCTCGATCATGCTTGACCTGACCGGCCTGCAGTCTGGCGGCACCGCTGGCGACATCATTGGTACTAACGGTGCGGGCGTGGCTTACATTGCTCAGGTCACGACTGCCAACAACGGCACGGTCTTCG